ACCTGACCCAAGGACTGCAAGTAGGACTGTTGGGCTTGGCCTAGTAATTGTTGCCCTGCACCAGCCGCCGCCTCTTGTTGGGCTAACGCCTGTTGGGTTTGCGCAGAAGGGGTGACGTACATCTGCCCCTGATACATGGACGGCTGTGCGCCGAAGAACAGTTGCTCTGCCCTCTGCAAACCTTTGGTGAGGTAAGGGACAAGGGCAGGGTCAATTTTTGAGCCACTAGCCACGCCCGTCTGTGGAAGAACAGCGGGCAAAGCACCCATGCCTGGGGCGGTGTCTGGGATTACATTACCGAAAGCGTCAACTGCCATAGTGTCACCTATTATAAAGATTATCCAACCAAAATGTAAGCATAAGTCTTGTTTGCCGTACTGTTGGCAAAGTGCGTAATTGTTGCCTGTCCTTGTTGTTGGGCAGAAACATATACGTTTGAGTAAGCCGCCGGTGCTACATAGTTAACCGTGAGAATTACCGATGGAGTTGTTGGTCTGGTCGGGCTGGTTTGCGCGGCCAAGTGTTCAATTTTGCAGTCTGAGTCCGTAGATGCCCACGCTAGTTGCACATAGTCATCTGCTTGGAGTTCTATAAAGAAATTAAGTGCGGCAATTAAGTGACCGTCGGTTCCACCATGACTGTTAGGCACAGAGAACTTGCTGTTACTGCTAGCGATGTTAGACGCTGCACCGCTTCCGCTACCCTTCTTAAACCATACATCTACGTCTTGAATTGCAACATTAGAGTTGGCAAACTGGATACTGAACGCAATGTTATAAATCCCGTAAGACTTGACCCGAACCTTGTTGGTACTCTCTACCGAAACCCCGTTAGAGTAGTCGGTGGTGTCATAAGAAATAATGTACTCGTTGGTGGCTGTTGTGGCCGTCTGGTCAGTCGTGTCCTGAAACGCACCGTAGGGCGCAGAGTCTGCTTCTGCCGCGTCCGAGAACGGAATCAGGACAATTTTTGTATATACAGAAATACGCTCGTCTACTAGGGTCGTGGTCGTAGCGTTGCCCGTAGCAAGGGTAATAGTCCCCGTGTTGTTGGACTTGCCGTTCATCAGGTTGTTGACCACCTCGGAAATATCCCTTGGTGTCCCACCTTGGTAAGGGAGAACACGAAACATTACCGCGTTCCCGCCTCTTGGATGTCCACATCTATCCCAATAGCCGTTGTCCAGTTCCCGCTAGGCTGTACCCGAATACGGTGATATCGCCCGTAAGAACGCAGTCCTATGCGGTTCTCGCTACTAGCTGCCACAGCCGAGGAGAACGAAATCGCGTCACTTAGTGTTTTGCGCGACGCAATAGCCGCGCTTGCAGAGCCGTCATCAACCATTGGCTTGACCATCGTAACCATCGACTGCCTACCCTGAACCTCAATGTCTGCGGTGTCAATCGTTGCCGTTTTGGGTGTTCCAGTAAAGGTGATGAGTTTTGACCCCTTCACCCCTAGCAGCAGAAGTTTCCCGCCCAGCCATGTTCGGCTATCTAAAGGAATAGAAAGCGCGTCAATACTTGCGCTAAAGTTATCTAAGTCCTCTAAAGTTAGTGTTGGCGTACTTACTGGCGCAACCCTGCTTGCCGTAGAGTCAGCAAACGACCACCGACCTGTTGGGATGTGATAAACCAGGGCGCGGTAGTCCAAGTCCGTAGACGGATAACCCCAGATGATGAGGTTATTGATTGGGTCTACCGCCGCACTCATGGTGCTTAAAACGTCTTCCCGTAGGGTGTTAAAGAAGTACCGATTGACCTTCTCCGCACCGATGTTCTTGATATTCGTACCGTCACAGGCGTAGAACCCGTCATCAGACAAGAAGTAAGTAATTCCTTGCCATTGGATGACCGAGTTTGGTTCGTAGCATCCACGGTTTCTAGCGATATTGTCAAACTGGAATATCAACGGGGTTCCAACATAGGACATCCGATGGATACTGCGCTCAAGCAAGATTAGCCCGAACTCGCCACCAGTTACCCCCTGAACAGAACCGCCATCAGGGATGTCTTGGAAGTCGGCCTGTGTTGTGGCAGAGGTAGTCCATGTCTTTTCGTTGTTAATACCAGACCATTGGACTCGGCTTCTGTTGCTACTCTGAAATCCAGTAACCACGAAGTCGCGCACCACGGTGACAAACTTAGCCTTGGGTGCGTCTGCCGCCAAGTCTGCAAAAGTCGTCCCGCTAAAGATGTCAATGTACTGCATGGTGTTGGACTCGTTAGCCGCAATCAGGGAAGTCCCAAACTGCGTGAATTTCCAACCCGTTGTCCCGCTATAAGTTGTTGCCGAGATGTCGTCAAAGGCAAACGTCGAGGTATTCAGCTTGAATAATTTGGTTGTCCCCGCCGCGTAAATTGTCGTGTTGTTGCTAGAGTTCTTGGTCGCCACAGCGTTGGTTAAGTCTTGCGACGCAGCAGAGGAATAGTCCACCTCTTGTGGGAACGCCCCATAGCCAACAGCCTTTGGGAAACAGTTTTTAGCGGTGGTCAATGCGCCAATCACTCCGGGTTGGTCAGGCAACCACTCGCCAAAAGTTATCCTATTTGTACCCATGTATTGCTTCCCGAAGTTTGTTGTGTCCAAGTGTTGCTTTGTATTGAGATGTCTGACCATGTATTAGCCTGGTCAGCAACTAACACCCACTCATCACCCATCTTGTAAGCCGCACAAACAAGCTGTGCGTTGCTAGAAATACTTGCCGCCGCATCCACCACATAACCCGCAAGGGCGGTTAGGCTACCCGACGCAATAATCGAATCAGACGGGCCGAATGTGGCGTTAGCCTCGCCACTCATAAAGCCCTGTGCGCTGATTAGCCCATCCACGACCCTGAACCGTACCGCGTCTGCCGCCATCGTCCCAGCAGCGTCTATTGTGCCGGTAACCTGTTGTATTCTTGCAACTAATGCAGAGACATTACCTGCGGCGACAATCAACCCCTGTCCGCTTGCCGTTACAGAGGCGGGAGAGGCTACTGCACCGGCAGAGGTTACCGCACCGTCAGCGTAGAGAACGCAAGTAGTCGTTAGAGTCCAGATAGAGTCGTCTAGCGAAAACGCTAGTGTGTCTAGGTTTCCCCCGAATAAATCAAGCTGTTCTAGGGTAAACGGGCCGCAAACATCTGCTGGCATCTTAGTCTAAGGTGACCGTCAGGTTGCCACTAGAAATCTTGAGGATGTCGCCGTTGTCAATCGTCTTGGAAGTCGTTAGCGGGGTGTGCATCAGCAGATTCCCGCTAGTCAAAGCGTCCAAAAGACCCAAATGCGTAATCGTTCCCCAAGAACCTGTTGCCTGTGGGAAGGTTACGTCCGCAGAGGAGGTAACGATTCCACCCGAAGCCGTGGTTACCGACAGGGTCTGGCGGGCATACGCGCTGCCAGTACACTCGGTTCCCGAGCCAGCGTCCGTTGGGTCGCTTAAAAACAGACCAACGTAGACCGTTGTGGGGGATGTGTAGGAAGTATTGCGGAGAACATGGTCAAGAACCTTGTTTTCCAGATAGTTTGAAAATTCAGCCATATTTACCTCGTAGCGACAGTCATAACTAAGGGAACACCAGAGAACTCAGATTCCTCGTCCGAGGTGTTGATGCGTGTAACTGCTTGATTGTAAAGACTAGACCATGTTTGGGTACGCGGGTCGTTCATAAGGTACGGCTCTGCCTCTAGGAGGCTTGCGTACAAGAGCGCGTCTGGGTAGTTAGCCAAGAACTCATTGGTAGCCGTCGTAGACGACAACTCCGTTGGCTTGGAGTAATACAGCATCTGCAAGACATAAGCAGAGTCTGGCTTTGGCGCAAACTCCATCTCGTTACCACGCATGGTGTAAAACACAGGCAACCCCGACTCGTCTGCTCGGGAGTTGCTAGAGAAGATAGCTGGGGAGATATAACTTAGAACCGTTCTCGGGGTTCCTTGGATAAACACATCACGGATAGCCAAGAAGTCGGTAGGTAGCCCAATTGTCGGGTCTGCAACTACCATCGCCGTGGTAGCCGTTTTCAGCATCCGGCGGGTGCGAATGTCCCGAGATAGGCGCAACTCCGCTAGGCTGATAAAGTCGGGAATCTGGCTGGTAAGGTCACCCCGTCCGAGGTAGTTCGCTACCGTCGTCTGGAGGTCGCTGTATGTCGCTAGGGCCATTGTAATCGTTCCATGAGTAGGTATACGACCCAACGTGCCCTATTGAGTTGGACAGGTTGTGGTCTAAATAAGTATC